CCTGAGATGTCGCAAGTGATGGCGCCGGCCGAGGATAGCGTCTCGGCATGGCCCGGCTTGACGAAAATCACGTCTCCGCGACCCGCGACGCATTGTCCGATCGCATAGTCCACGGTGGCGAACGGCGCGTCGAACGTGCCCTTGCCGCTGTCGGAGCCGCCCTTCTGGCCAGGCAGGAGGCCGGTAGTGTTGTTCGAGACCCAGAACACCTTGCCGGGTTGGGCCTGGAGCACGGGGACGCCGCGGATCGTGATGCCCTGCGGAAAACCCTGCGGGAAGTTGGATTGAGGCATTGTTCATCTCCTCTGAACCGCGGTGCGGCCCAGCGTCGGGAAGCTTCAGAGTTGGATGGAGGGTGGGCGGGCCGTTTCTGTGCCCGCCCTTCAGGGAAGCGTCAGCGCCTAGGCGCCGGCCGAGCCGTACACGCCACGCCAGTCGGTCCAGCCGAAGGAATAGCGCTCGTAGCCCTTGTACTTCAGGTTCGAGGTGTCGAAGTCGTTGTCCTGCGCGAACTCCGCAGCGTCACGGCTGAAGTACTTCATGCCGTTGGGCGCGTTGGTGCGCACGAACCAGGCGTCGGTGTCGGTCAGGTAGTGGTTGACCTTGGCGCCCTCCGGGAACAGCCCCATCGAACGCAGGGCGTTGATGGCGTTGTTCGCGGTGTCGTTCTGCAGTTGCGACTTCAGGATGCGGGTCGCCTCGAACACGAGCGCCGGGGGGATGATCAGCGACTTGGGCATCAGCGAGATGCGCAGGCCCCGCTCATTCACGGCGTTCATGATGTTGACGACCATGTCCTCCAGCGAGGCTTCCGACAGGTCCGCCGACGCGCTGAGCACGTTCGACAGGTTGCCGGCCAGGGTCGAGTGCGTCGAGACGCACAGGGCCGAGCCGTCGCCGCCCGTGTAGGACGAGTTGAAGGCGCGGTTGTACACGTTGGCCGCGACATTCTCCTTCGTCTGACGGAAGGAGAAGGCTAGGTCCCGCGTGCCGCGGAGCGCCTTGGACTTGTACTGGTTGTCGCCGATGGCCTCACGGGTGACGATGAAACCCAGGCCGTAGGCGACGTGGGTGTATCGCGAGGTGTAGCCCTGCGAGGTGGAGTCGTAGGTCGTCGGCTGGCCTTCCGTCTTGGTCGGCGCCAGGCCGAAGCCCGGCATCAGCTGATCTTCCTCGTACGCCTTGTCCGAGCTTTCCGTGTCGAACAGGTCGCCCCATTCCTGCGGATGCTCCACGTAGTCGCTCCCCCAGACGGCGTTGAGGCCGGGCCAGAGCAGCTTGGCGATGTTGCCGGTGTTGATTGCGCTCATGGCTCAGATCCCCGCAATCTGGTTGACGAAGCGGTGACGGTTGAGCCGGACCAGCCAGGACGCCGAAGCCGAGCCGATTTCATTGTCGGCGCGGTTCATCAGCTCCACGAGCTTGACGTCCAGGGTGTTGGTCGTCGCTTCCGTGGTGTTGTCGAGGGTGGTGCCGGAGTAGCCGGTCACGGTGGAGCCTGCCACGACCACGATGTTCGCGTTCAGGCCGATGTCGGCCGCGGTCAGGGCGGTGCCGGAGGCGCCGTCCTTGACCTCGTACAGCATGCTCGGGTCGTCGCACACACGGACCACGCGGAGCGTGGAGGCCGCGCGATACGGCAGGGAGGTCGCGGTGTCGGGCTTGAAGCCGACCACCACGCCTTGGAAGACGCCGCCGGTGGCAGAGATGGTGACATCTTGGTACTGCACGCCATTGACGGTCGAAGAAGTCCCGACGCCGGTGACGAGATCGCCGATGTAAACGGCGGTCCCATCCGACGCGGGGATCGTGTACTCGCGGAACGCCCCGGTGTAGGGCGCGCCCGAGACGGTGCGCACGGGACGAAGCCCGAACGCGATGCTCGCGTTTGCCATGTCTTAGGTTCCCTCGGGCGAGCCCTGGACGGGATCAGCCCGACTGATTGTTGATCGTGCTGCGGCCGGACTGCGGGACGTAGGCGTTTTCCACCTTGCCCGTGGTGTCCGCGCCGCGCTTGATGGCTTCCTCGAACGGCTTGAGACGCTCTTCCTTCTCGGCCAGGCCGATCGCGTACTCCCGCTCTGGGGTCTCCATCAGGTAGGCCATCTTGGGCTGTCCGTTCGGGTGGGTGCCTACCACCCGCGCGATGCGCGTGCCCTGGCCATCGGTCGGTGTGTCTCGCTCGGCGAAGTCGTAGCCGAGGTCGTGCATCGCCTCGATGCGGCCGGGTTCGTCGTTGACCCAGCGCATGACCATGCCCTTTTTCTGGGGCGCGTCCAGGCGGGTCCTGAAGCCTCCGACAGCCGCTCGCTTGCGGCGATTGTGCCGAGGGGTCGCTTCGGCAGGCGCGGTTTCTGGCGCGGTCATTGCGAAAAGAACTCCTTGGCGTATTTGTCCCGGGGCATCACGCCCCGCTTCTCGAAGTCTAGCGCCATCGCCTTGGCGTCCGGCGGGAGGTCCGAGAATGTCTTGCCGCGCGGCCCCTTGGGTGCGCCGGCGCCCTCCACAGCGGGGGCGTTGTTGCGGTTCGGGTTCTCCGGCTTGGCGAACTTCTCCGGGAAGACCTCGCGGATGCGACGGTCCACTTCCCTGATCTGCGCCTTGCCGGCGTAGCCCTCGGCGGTGACCTCCTCGGCGATGGCCGCGGTGGCCGCCGTCAGCGCCTTGTCGCGGCCAAACCAAGGATTGGCCTCGCGCCATTCCTCGAACTCGGGCGGAACAGCGTCGGCAACGGGCCGCGGGCCGCCCTTGGCTTCGGTGTTGAGCTCCACCAGCTCGTCCGTGCCGGCGCGCACGCCCTCCACGTCGCCCTGAGAGGCCGCGTAGTCAATGCGGGCCTGAATGTCCTTCAGCGCCCGCTCGTACTCGCGCTGGGCGGTGCGGGAGTGGTGCTCGCCGAAGTCCTTCAGCGTCTTCTGGACGCTCTTGATCTCGGCGCGGGCCTCGCGCAGCTCCTTGGTGACGTGCGGCAGGATCTCGGCGGCCTTGAGCACGAAGTGCGGGGCGTCGAGCCACTTGTCCGGGTCGCCCTTGAACTCGTCCTTCGGGACCCAGCCGCCGGCTCTGGCCGCGGTCTCCAGGTCGGCGGTCGGATCGGGAGCCTGCGAGGCCTCTGGGGGAGCCGTTTGGGCGCCTTCGACCTCCGGTGTGACGTCGGCTTCGGTGGCCTCGCTCACGGAACCACCCCCACGACGTCCTCATCGTTCATCAGAACGACGTCCTCGCCGTCATCGCCCTTGATGCGAAGGCCGGCGTATTGGGCGAACACGACGCGCGCGCCGTCAGCCGGAGCATTGCCGTCGCCCCACTCGCGAAAGGCGTTCGGCCCTCTGGCCACGAGCACGCCACGGGTTGCGGCGTACTTCTTCTGGTCCTTGGTCGTGTCGGCGAGGATGATGCCGCCAGCGGTCTTCTCTTCGACCGGATCGGGCCTCACAAGCACCTTCACGTCCAGGGGAGCGATCCCGCTGGGGTTCAATGTCTGCTCTTTGGCTAGTGCTGCGCCCGGTGTCTTGCGGGCGATCTGGCGCTATTGCGCGCCGGACTCCTCATGGTCGGTCGGATCGCGGTCCATCTCGGCCGCCTTGTCCGCCCACTCGTCGATCTTCGCGTACATCCCCTCGACGTCAGCCCAGTTGAGCGTCGAATGCTCCTGGAGGAACATCGCCTGGAACTGCACCTGGGGGTCCAGGTGGAGGCCCCGCGCCCATTGGTCCGCCAGGTGGTCCCTGTAGGCCTTGAGGAGGCCCCGGTAGGCCTGCGTCAGGGGGTGGGCCGCCCATTCCTGGAAGGTCTGCCGGTCCAGCCTGCGGGGCTCCGCCATTCATGCTTCCTGCGATCTGATGGGCCAGCGCCACGACCATCTGCGCGACCTGTTCCTGGAACTGCGGGGCCATCATCACGGCCTCCAAGGCCGTCTTCTGGGCCTGCGCCGAGGTCAGGGCGATGTCGGCCTCCGACTCCCGCTCCTTGATGTCGAGTTCGCGGTCCTTGGCCTTGGCCTTGGCCATCGCCTCCAGCGCCTTCGGATCGGGGGGAGGCGGGCCTTGCGGCGCCGGGAAGATCTTTTCCGGCTCCGGCACGCGCGCCGCCTGCAACGCCCGCAGGCTGGCCTCCCGAACGTCGCCGCCACCCCCGGCCGCCACCTGAAGCGCGAACTGCGCCTGGCTGAGCCGCTGGAGGTCCGTGGCCATGTTCGGGTCCGAGTACGGGATCACGTCCAGGTCGCCGAGCCGGTAGTCGTCCTGGATCACCTGTTGCGGCTCGTCCTGGAAGGTGAAGTAGACCTCCGGCTGCAGGTAACGGGCGTTCAGTTCGTACTGGATGCGAAGCTCGCGCTTCAGCGCCCGGTGGACCCGCTTGACGATCGCCGTGAAGGTCTTGAGGCCCTGTTCGACCAGCGCCTGCACCGTCCCCACCGGCAACGTCCCCTGCCCCGCGTCGCCGGTCAGGATGTCCTGCGTGGCGGTCAGGTCCTTCGCCGTCTGGATCAGGAACTGCATCAGGCTGAACAGGACCGCGCTCGGTTCCTTGGTCGGGAGCGGCACGATGTTCTGCGAGAGGTTGCCCCCCGAGGCTGCGGCCTTCTTCCACTCACCCGGCTTGAAGCGCATGTTGCCGGACTTCACCGAGACGCCCTCGCCGATGAACCCGCCCTGGAGGTTGGCGAGCGTGCCGGCGTCGATCAGTTGGTTGAGCGTCGTGTTGATCGTGTCGGACATCGACCCCAGCAGCGTGCCGAAGCCCATGTCGTAGAAGCTGCCGTCCGGGCTCGGGATGAACCCATACTTGGCGAAGCACTCGTACGGCTGGATGCGGGCGATCTCGCCGCGCTGGTTGACCTCCACGCCCTCAGGGTACCAGCGGGCTACGACCCGAACGACCCTGCGCGTCTCCTTGTGGACCGTGACGATGTAGGGCTCGGGATAGCCGTCGTCGTCCAGGTCCCACAGCCGGTGCTGCTCGAGGAACAGGTGCGGCGCCTGGTCGTCGTTGGCCGCGTCGGGCGCCTGGCCCAATTCCACGTCCAGCCACAGGCCCGAGCGCTTCTTCTCGATGATCTCGTGCGGATAGAACGAGATAACGTGCGTCATGCGCGGGACCACGGACAGGTCGCGCTTGGCCTTGTAGTGGACCACGAACTCGTCCGGCCCGATCACGTGGGAGCAATTGCGCCCCAGGAGCGGATCGAAGTAGCGCTTGCGGACCAGGGTACCGACGATCGACAGCCGCAGGAGCAGCTGGTCGGTGTCTTCCTCCCACTCCTCCTCTTCGTCGAGGAGTTGCCACGACATGTGCTTGCCGATGCGGTCGGCGCGGGCCGTCTTCTCCGGCGTCGGCGCGCCCTTCACGGCGCCCTTGGCCACGTTCGGGCCGTCGATCACCGCGGCGTAGGACCGGGCGTTGAACTGGATCGCCGCCTGGATGACCAGCGGGTACTTGACGTTCGAGGCCCCTTCCCACGGGGTGTTCTTGGCCTCGGTGGCGAGCGTCGCCAGCTTCACCGCGCGCTCGACGCGGACCTCGTAGTCCGCCGCCTTGCGGCTTTCGAGGTCGATCTCGTACTCCTCGCACACCTTCTCGCCCATCCGGGCCAGGGTGGCTTCGTCGATGTCGAACGCGATGTTGGGCTTGCCGGGCGCGGAGGCGATGTCGAAGCCGCGGGGCTCGTCCGCTTGCTCCTGCATGTCCTCCGGTTCCAGGGCGTAGGCTTCGCTCATCTCAGCGCGCCTCAGTAGCCCGTGGTCGGGTTGCGTCCGCCGTCATCCCGCCACTCCCCTTCCCATGCCGTGGCGCTTTCGGGCTCACGGTACGCAATGCACATAAGGCCGAACGCATCCGCCGGATCGCTCGCCCAGTCATGTTCAGGCCCCAAGCCGGCGCGGCGCTGCTCGTCTCGTCGCTCGTGGTAGGCCGCCAGCGCCTTGATGCCGATCGCCACGGGCGGCGTGTCATTGAACCAGATGCGCGGGAACAGCCGCCTGGCCGCCGCCACCCGCTCCAGCGCCGCGCCCTTGCCTTGCCGGGGCGTGACGTTGACCTGAAAGCCCGCGCTCCTCAGCTGGTACTCCGTCGAGCCCGGCGACCACATCACCTGATTGGCGCCGTCGTGCGGCAACTCCATCAGTGCGTCGCCCCAACCGCGAGTCCGCAGCTCCGAGACGTAGAACCCGAGTTCCTGGCCGCGCCCCTCGATGTAGTCGAGGATCCGAATTTCCCGACCCACAAACTGCGCTACCCAAATCGCCGTCGCGTCGCGCCAGCCCAGGTCCCAGAACGCCCGGACCTGCATCACCGGATCGCGCGCCAGCGGCGTTATGCGGCCGTCCGCGCGGACCTGGGCGAGCTGGGCCGCGTAATACGCCCCATCGACCGCCTGGATGTACTCTCCGCCCCACACGTGGGCGGCCATGGCCGGGTCAACGCGGTAGTCGTTCTCCATTTCGGCCCGGAGCGGCGTGTCACCGAACCATGGATTGTCCCGCCAGGAGACCTCGCGGACGAGGCTGTTCGGCGGCGGGCCGTTCGGGCCACGGAAGAGGATATCGACCGGATCGTGGTCGAACTCCGGGTTCCAGGTCCAGATCATCCGCGACCCGGGCTTGCGCATGGTCGGCCGCGCGAGACGGATCGACCTGGCGGAGACCCTGTTCGCCTCCTCGACCCAGAGGATATCAGCGCCCTCCAGGGACTTGATCGCGTCCGGATTGCGCCAAAGGCCCTTGTAGACGAACCGGCCGCCGTTCTTGGCCCGGGTTTCGTCCTTCAGCGCCTCGAAATGGTCCTCAAGGCCGTAGTCGCTGATCTTGTCCTCGATCAGCTGCTTGACCGAGTCCTTCAGGCTCTCCTGGATTTCCCGAGCGCAGACGATGCGAAGCGGAGCCTGCGCCGCTTGGATCACCAGCGCGCCCCCGACGGAGTGGGACTTCGCGCCCCCACGGCCCCCGAAGTACGCATAGTCACGATACTGCGGGTCGAAAAGGTCCCGGAACGCGCCCGGGATCTGCACCTCAGACAAACGAGACCTTCAGCTCGGTCTTGATCGGCGCATCGCCCTCAGACCCGCCCACGTGGGCCAGCTTGTCGCCGTAGCGCTTCGGGTCCCACTTCGCGAGCAGCTTCAGGTCCGTCTCGACAATCGCCTTGTCTCGCTGGACATCGCCGGAGCTCTCGCCGCCCTCTTCCTCGGTCTTGCCGCGGATGGTCAGGCGAGCCCGCAAGGCGATGGCGTCGAAGCCGTCTTCCCGCGCGCACGCGATCCGTTGCGCAAACTCCTCGTTCACCTGCTGCCAGCGCCAGACGGTGGCCCGGTCCGGCATGTGATCGCTGCGGCAGATTTGCGCGAGCGGCTCGCCAATCTCCAGCCGGGAGCAGATTTCGTCGGCCAGGGCCTGAGTGAACTTGCTAGGCCGGCCTGCCGGCATGGAGACCTCCGCTGTGTCTGTGCGGGGTTGAAAATGCTTGCTGGCGTAGACGCCCCCCGCTCAGAGGGAGCCATCCTCGTCGTCGGTTGGATCAGCCATCGTCGGGCCGCGCGAGCGCAGGCGCTTACTTTGCGGCTCCCGATCTTCGATCAGCGCTGAACGCCAATGGGCGCTGGCGCAGAAAGAGGGAAGATCGTCGCGGAATGTGACCGCAGCGGCGCCAGCTTCCACCGCATTGATTGCTTGATGGACCGTCGCGGAGAACCATTCCCCCGAAACGTGCATCGGCCGAAGCAACCAGTGAACGAAGCCTTCCGCGATAACCGCCTTAGAGCCGCTAACCTTCGCGGTGTAGCATAGGCAGATCGGCGTTTTTCGGTCAGCCTGGAGCTGAGCCCGCCGACCCTCCGCGTCTAGGCTTATGCCGACCTTTACCTGCTGCCCATCCGTCATGACGTAGAGATCAACAGGCGCCTCACCCACGCCGAAGATCACTGAGCGCCAGTCACTTTTCCCGTGCGGCCAGAGACTGCCGTCTTCTTCGATTTCCATCACCCGAGGATATCAGCTAAGCTGTATTACATCCAGCGAAAGATGTAATACAACGCCATGTCTCAGCCGAAGGACCCGCCCGTATCATTCCGCCCCGGCGCCGCTCGCCTTGCGCGCATCGAGGCGTGGGCGAAGGAACGAAAGCTTTCTCGCCACCTGGCGATCCTGACGCTCCTGGACGCCGGGCTTAGGGCGCTGGGCCCGAGCCTGCCGACCCGCGGGACCCAGGCCGCCATCAAGGCCGAAGCGGCTCGACGCCAGGGGAAACCGCAGCCGGAGCCCTTCAAGAGCCGCCTCAAGGGCGAGTGGAAGCCCCGCTAGCGAACCCGCCTGACGCTCCCGCCGATCCGCCCATCACCATCCCGGTCGAAGGGGGCGATGAGGGCGCGGAGCTTGCGGTTTTCCTTGGCGAGGCCGGCGATGATGAGGGCTTCAACCAGGATGATGCCGAGGAAGACGGCTATGCAGGCGTAGGCGTCGAACATGGTTCAGGCCTCGCTAGTTGGCTGCGATCCCAAGCTTCTTCTCGATGACTTCCAGGCGCTCTAGGACGCGCTCCAGGAGTCTGATCTTGTTTGGATCTTCGCAGTGCGGCTGGTCAGCCTTCTTGTCGAACTCTTCGGCCTTCTTGACGAGCTCGCGGAAGGCTTTCAGCGCCTCGCGCTCGGCCTCGGTCGTGACGTTCGGCACGATAGGCTGAAGCGGGTTCCAGTTCGGGCCGATGGTCTGCGGCCATTGCTGCCGTCCGTAGTCCATCACTGCGCTAACAGAGCACATGCGGCCTCGCTGTGTGGGGTTCCCCAGTGGTCCGATCGCATTGGGTAAAGGGCTCGCTGGGGAGGCAGCGGCCTTACTGGGAGGGTGTGGCGTTCGGGCTGGGGAAGGGGCTTTGCGGGATGACGTCCCGCGAAATCGGCATGCGTTTAACTTGAGCCCCGGCGTCGTGCCCGGTTGCTCGAGGATCGGCCCTGCCCGCTGGGCTCCTGTTCGGTGGCGCGTTCGCCCTTGGCCGTCGTCCCCCGTGCCGAAGCACGGCTTAACTCGCATCATGCCACAGCCGAGGCTAAACGCAAGATGTAGTTCACGCCGCCTCAAGATGCCCCACATCAAGCGTCTTTCGGCGCGGCCTGTCGAAGCCTTCGATCAGCAGCTTTGCACGCCCGCCTCGCGGGGAGGACAGCACCTTGGCGAGGAAGCTGAAGTACGGCCCGGCCTTAATGCGAACCTGGTCGCCCTTCTTGGGGAGGTACTTCTTGGCCTTGACCTGGCGCGTCGTGTCGAAGGCCCCGGCGCGCTCATCGATCTGAAGCCCTAGGATAGCCCGAGCCGGGAATGGCGCCGGCCACGCCACGCCATCGTCGCGGACGTAGCGCACGAAGCCGCACACGCCCTCGATACCGTGGATGTC